TGCAATACCAAACCAGATTTTGTTAAAAATTCACCTGTGGAAAAAAATAATAGAATTTGTTAATAATATTGCGTCATATCCTGTGATGGCTGATTTAGCTTCTAAAGGAAAAATTCCGTTGGAACCCAAAGTAGTTACGGTAACAACCAATGTAGAAGATTTATTGTCGAACGTATATTCCATGGAACCGGTGTCGATAATGCGTCGTTTTAATTTATTTGTAACTGTACAAGTTAAAGAAAAATTTGCTCGGAATCCAGGAGTGGCACCTCAACATTTACAATTGTGTCCCAATTTAGCAAGAGAGTATACAAATTCAATTACTAGCAGTGATAATTTGGATATTATTTTTGCAGATTTGTGGAACATTTATTGCTTTACTATTGAATCTACCGGGAATGATGGCAAAGCTCTTATTTTTAAGAAACCTATTAAAAGCGACAAAGATGGAAATTGTTTACCTATGTCTATACGTGAGGTGCATACTATGGTGTGTGCTATGGCAAAGAAACACAATGATGATCAGAAATCTGTAGTGAAACGCATAGCTGACTTGCCTCGAGCTTTGTCAGATGCTTATGCAGAAGTATATCCTCATAATAGGTCATCTTATGAACTACAAAAACAATCAGGTAGTTTAGAGGTGCTTGTGCATCCATTTGTACCGACCACTATTGGTTTTAGTAAATGGTGGTACTTTACTCCTTTATTATTTTTTTTTAGTTTTACTACGTGCATATTTGGTTATTTGTCATTGTTTATTTATAGGCAATATATATCATATAAGAAGAAAGAAAGATATATTCGTAGTGTCTTAAATAATCCAGTTACTTGTGGTATAATATCTATATCCGCTCTGAGTTGTTTTTCCATTTTATTTTCCACGATTTTAAAGTGGGTTGTTAAGGGTGTTGTAAGCCAATTAAGATCTAAATTTGCAAGTCAAGGTAATCTTGCACCTTTATCAGTAGAACAATTAAATAAAAATTCTGGTAAGCAGAATGTCTGGGTTAAACAAAATTTGGAGAGAATCAATGTTAAAGGTTGTGTTACTATGATTGATCAACAATTACTTAATAAAGTAAAGAAAAATATGGTGGTTGTTATTTCAGAATCAGGGGTGGAAGCTGACAAATTTAATTTTGTGAACGGTTTTTTCGTCAAAACAAATTTTGTTTTAATTCCTAATCATTTTTATGATTTAATGTTGGAAAAACGGGTGAGTTATTTACGTATCCGATCCAGCAGAATAGAAGGCAAAGAAGACAGAGTGCAACGCATTAATTTTAATAAAAACATGTATTTTAACATTCCTGGCACTGATTTAGGTCTTTTATATGTGACATATGGTGTGCCTGTTGCAAATTTAGTGCAGTTTTTTCCAAACAAAATTCATGAGCGCAATATACCTGCAGAATTGGTTTATTTGACTAGTGATGGGTTTAGGAAAACATCGTCAGCTTTACTTAAACATGGTATGCAAACAACAGTGAATACTGGTGAAGTTTTTGGATCGAAATATGAGGGATACTCGTACAAATTGGATGATAACACACCTACGTTTAATGGTATGTGTATGGGGACTTGGGTTTCAAACACTAAACCTACTTGCATAATAGGTTTTCATTTAGGTGGATCGACTGGAACACCACATGGTTGTTGTGGAGTTTTAGATATTTTTAGTTTAGAAACTGCAATTGATGTAGTGTTAAAACGGAACATTGATGCTCTTGATTTGAGTTCCGAGGGGGAGTTTGATCCTCATTTTGGTATAGCACACTGTAAACATACTAATCCAATTTTGACACCAGACGTGAAACCTGACCATCCTATGCTTTTTATACCTAGAAACGATTACATAATCAATTATGGTGATATAGGTCCGACACATAAGTATCGTACTAAAGTGGAAATACGTAAATACGCCCAAGATTTTTTTTCTTTTATTGGGAGGGATATAATTTATGGACCACCCAATATGAATGCACCACCTAAATGGTTTCATTTTTCAAAA